AAAACCGACAGCACCATATTCTCCAAGACAAAAAACTTTGATGAACTCCTGGGATTGTCCTTCTGCCAGCATTTCGTAGTAATTATCAGGTAAATGACTAGCATTATCAGCATCAGGATTTCGCACATACTTATTATCGTCATTTTTTATTAGCCCGGGCGGTTGTTTAAAAAGCCTATGGTGCTCATACTTGTTTTGCTCAAAGTCTTTAAAAATCCAGTGATCGTCTTCGGGTGGATTCGTATCGGCAATAATGCCAGACCAATATGGTTCAGTACAAAACGCTTTAGAAGGGTAACGATTTACTCGCCCTTTCATGTGTGCTAACGCCGCATGCGGGACTTCGGAAAGCTCGTTAATGTAGCACCCTGTCAACTCTAGCGATTTAATCTTTCGTACGTCCTCAGGCCTATCTAATGCGATAAATAGCAATTCAAGCTCTACTATCCCATTGCCATCATTAAATGAATGTTCGTAAGTTAACAATGGTTTTTGACGTTTACGAATATCACCTAATTCGCCAAACCATGACAGCCATGACGCAAGTGTTGTACTACTTAATTCGCCTGTTGTATTTCGTACGATTGCCCATCTGCTGCGCCGTCGTCCTGCATGCCACACTGGTCCTGCACAGGCTCGCTTGACAATTTCAGTAATAGCCCATGTACTCTTGCCGCTTCCGTAAGGGCCCATGATGACACGCACAAAGTTATTATCGAGGTGAGCAAGGTTGCCAGTATGAGTAGGTACATAGATTTTATCGCCGTCGTTAGCATGTATCACCATTCCATTGTTGTTAATAGAGATTTGTTTTTGCACACCTTTTTTACACTGCAGCTCGATGTCTGCGATTCGCTTTCTAATTTGCGATGCACTCATCATTTATCTAAAATCTTCTTGGGTTGTGGTGTTTTATAATCAGATCGCTTGTAATTTTCCCTCGAATGCTCTTGAGTTGTAAAACGTGTACCGCATCGAATGCACTCACGTCGACGATAAATCTGATTAAGTTTGTCATCTTGAGTTGTCTTAACAACACAGGTATCAGGATAATCACACGAAGTACATTGCATTTATCGTCTAACTCCACGTAATGTTTTTATCATCGTTGATTTAGTCAGTGTAGGAATATGTTCATTCAAACTCGATTTATCTTTGCTCTTTTTGGGTTCTTTTGTAGACGGAGTCCATTTATTTCTTATCGATTCCATGCTGATCCTTTGTATTCAATCCAACAGGTGTGCAATCAATAAATAGCACACCACACTCAGGGCATTGTCCGCTTACTTTTTTTTCGACTCAATACTTTATCTGCTTTGGCATCAATCTTTTCTTCCGATGACTTGGAGAGCTTACCTTTGTTCACCATTTCAGAAGCGCGTGCTTTTGCATTTGCGGCTCTTGCTTTGGTATCAACCGGATATTTCCTAGATTCCGGTAAAGCAAATTCGCCCTTAGGGAGTTTCTTACGTTCTTTGGTATCTAACTTAGCCATTTATTTTTTCCCTTTTTTCTTAGTTTTCTTCCCTGATCGAGATTCGGCATAGGCTATAGCAACAGCTTGCTTAGGTGGCTTATTGCCTATTTTAATTTCGGTCTCTATGTTTTGCTTAAACCCTTTAGTCCCTGGCTTAGCGCCTTTAATAAGCGGCATAGCAATTACTCCGATGCTGGAGCAGAAGGCAATATAGACGATGATTTAGCTGCAACCCATTCACCGATTTGCAAAGATAACGCACCTAATTCATTAATAATCTGCGCTTGAATTTCAGGCTCGTGAGCTAATAATTCACTCTCTATGGCGGGCAATAAATTACTGGTAATAAATGCGCTCATTAAACTCATGACAAACTCCTTGTTATTAGTCAATACGTATTATTTATAATCTTTCTTACCGTAATTATCCATTGTTTGAGCAGGTAGATTTCGGCATGCATCTGATTTAGCAAAAGCTTCTTGTTGCACACGCTTTCCTCTGACCACTTCAGGTGCCAGGTCATTGTAACCGCGCGATTCTTTTTGAGATACATATTTTCCGCTCATGTCATGCTCCTTAGTATTTGCAATCTTTCTTCTTCATTTTATCTTTCAGTACAACATTGCCCATCATTTTTTTATCTTCTTTTTTGTCCTTCACTTCAGAATTCTTGATCATCTTCTTCACTGCTTTCTTGTCCAATGCATTTTTCATTTTTAATTTCCTCTATTTTCTCAAGTCTCTGATTCATTTCAATCATACCAGCTTGATTACTGAAGTGCTTGTAATGCCTTCTTTCAAGCTTCCATGCGGCGGCTGTCCATTGGCCCTCTTTCATTGCTTTGTCTATTACATCAAGCCATATAAGACTTGTATGGCCTTCAGCTTCCTTTAAATCTTGGAAAAATTCTACAAACAATGGATCTTTATTGACCTCTGCTCTAATCCTCCACTTGCAAAATGTAGACACATCTATTCGAGCATAATCACAAGCTAGTTGATAGGGAGCGCCTTTTCTTATAGCTACTAATATCTTCTCTCTAACCTCAGGCGTTAGCTTGGTTGGACGACCGATAGGTTTAGGATTTTTCATCAAGCACCGCCTTCTTACCTGTAAACTGTTCCCAACGATTCACAATAACATCGCAATACTTTGGGTCAAGTTCCATCATGTAGCATTTACGTTTTAGTTTTTCACACGCAATCAATGTTGAGCCAGAGCCACCAAATAAATCCAATACAGTTTCACCTTTTGGATTTAACTCATTAAAGCACCATTCTGCAAGTGCAATAGGTTTTTGAGTAGGATGAACTCTACCCTCACCATGCTCTGAACCTTTAATCATACCTTTCCATAAATGCCTAAATATTCTTACAGATTCTTTTGTAGGGTGTTTAACATAAGCCATTTCGCAATCCGAATTCATGTCACGTTGCTTTTCTTCAACACGCTTATCCCATATTAACCAGCATGCAGAAGGTGGTATTTTATGAGCATAGTAATTTCCACCCCAATAGCAAATAATATCTGATAATGTTTCGCATATTGAATAAGCCGCTAATGCTGTATCAATAGAGTCGTCGCCAATAATCTTGCTAAACTTATTGCCTTTGGCAACGCGCGTTCTAGATGCAAAATCGCGGTCTGTTTCTTCATTTATACCATAAGGAGGATCAGTAAAAACCATATGAGCCTTAGTGCCAGACATCAGCTTATCAACCGCATCAATGCTTGTCGAATCACCACACATTAGCCGATGCTCACCCAACAACCAAACATCCCCAAACTTGGCAATAGGCTCCTCAGGAACATCAGGGCAATGATCTTCATCACAAAATACTTCAATCTCTTCGTGAGGCAATAAATCACATAGTTCCTCGAGACTAAATCCAGTCAACTCCAGATTAAAATCATTAGATTTCAAATAATCAAATTGATTATGAAGTATATCCAGATCCCATCCCGCATTAAGCGCTAGCTTATTATCGGCAATGACGTAAGCAGCTTTTTCAACGTCGGATAACCCTTTAAGTATCACACAGGGTATTTCGTTAATTCCAACTATATCTGCTGCGGCAACACGACAATGCCCTGCGCTAATTGTATTATTTTCATCGATAAGCACAGGATTTGTGAAACCAAACTGATGTATAGATTTGCATAGCTGCTCTATTTGGTGGTCACTATGAGTTCGTGAGTTTTGATCAAACGGCCTTAATATCGCAATTGGACGAGTACATTGTTCATGCATCGGTAAAGCGGTCATTCCACCAATCCTTTGGTATATTTATTTCAATAAAAATATATTAATTCTTTTTTTCTTTCAATGCCAACATAATTGCACATAATACAACCGCTTCAAATCCGTCAAGTGATGATAAAAGTTGCACTACCACTTCATAATTAAATTGGCGTGTCTTAATAATATTAACAAGACTTACAATAAATTGCACAAAACAGAGAAATGTAGGGATGGACATAGCAATATTAGGCTTACTTTTAATGTAATCCCTAATAGTACGCATGATTATAAAATTAGCTCAAAATGGTCAGCATCATCAAGCTGAGCCTTAGTATCTAGCTTGCCCAAGCCATCCCATGCGCCGCCCCAGCGTATAGCGTGAGTCATTTTACCCTCATCCTTTAATTTCTGTGCAATCCCCATGACGTAACCGCCAAACCATAATGAGAGGTGGTTATTATTCCAATCAACGGGATACGGCATCACATCAACAGCAGTGGACGGCTGTCTATCATGTTTGCCTTCAGGATAGTGAAGTTTTGTTTTCCCAGCCGCATAATCTTTTTCTTGATCGGCTTGGTTTCGATATCCTTCAATAATTGTGCAATCAAAATTTTTAATCACTTCATAAAATAAGCATTGCAAATCAGGATGGCATGTACTTAGCTTACTAAACGATTCTTGACTAAATTTAGGCATTTTAACAAGACCCCTTTGAGCTTAATCTATTAAAATCGAACAATATAAAATCCCCCTTTCGGGGGAAAGCGGTAAGCCGCTTAGCATGGAAGATGGCCACTAGAATCAAGTCGAGAGATAACTTGTTATAATGTTTTGCCCATCAACAAAACCATAGCAGAATTCCCCCGCATAGCCAACCATTTTAACTCTTTCAATAAATTCTTGCTGTGCAATCCATGTATCAGTGCGTCTTTCAGAAGCAGTATATTTTTTGTTACGCTTAATCTCAAGCCACAAACCAGCATAAGTTTTAGTCGGGTAGTATACAAAAATATCACTTACCCCAGGCCTTAATCCCATTAATTTTAAATTCCATCCTTGCGCTGCAGTACGCTTACCTTCATTGTTATTTTTACAATAAAAATCTTTCAATACAGGGTGATAACTCAACCATTTCACCAATGCACGTTGCTCTTGATTCTCTGTCGCTATTTTTAAAATTTCGGCCATCCTTGCCTCACTTATTTTCTATATTTTATTTGCCCTTCAAGTAAACGATAGCATTCAATTACCTGCTCAATTTGCTCATCAGGATATTTCTGCAATATATCATGGCAATATTCATTCAAAAATTTAATATCATCTCCACCGAACCCAATTGATACTTTTTTTATCAAAGTCAGTAGGTAATTTTTACGAGAAATCCATAATCCACGATTCATTTGTCATGAACCCAACTCTTATAGTCCATAGAAGGCGATTTAATGGGCCTCTCGGACGACTTCTCTGTAACAAGGTGTGTATGTATGTACCCCATATCACGAAGCAACTGAGGCTGCTCACGCATGTTTAGAAACCTGTTGCGATCCATTAAGTACACAGGCGGTAAAATCATGGTTTCAGTTTCAGGAATACTCATCAAGTAAGCCTTGTACTCATCAAAAACAGCTTGGCTGAACTCTTTATGGCCTTTCTTAATCTTGTTTTCGTCAAACTCTTTGTAAGTCTTGCCACCGCCAGCAATCTTTTTGCTTTTTAATATTTCTTGGCATTTGCTCATGCATTCCCGAAACGCCTTGCTTTCGCTGGTGGTTGGGATTTTAGACGGTGCAGGAATTTCTTTTGGCCGCTGATTATATGCCTCTAGCAACCTCCAGCTACTCTGTTTGTTCTCTCTAAATTTAGTTAAGGAGTCCGCATAGGCTGATTTGAATTTAGAATCCAAAACCTTTTCAGTTTCATTTTTCATAGCCCAATTGCCTACGGCTTGATAACACATTAAAACCAATGGGTGATTGAACTCACGCTTCATAGCAGCTTTTAAGCAATCACTAAGCGAGGGGAAGCCATCGTGAGATTCACATATTTTTATAAACTCAGAAATACTGGGCGGCCAGTCAACGTTTTTTCTGCAATAGTCCAATGCTTCCTTGATTGTGTTCACATTCACATCTTGAAGACCGAAACACCACTCATTCTCCCAAAGAGATTTAAACTCTTCTTCGTGGTAGCTCTTGACAAACTTATGGTCATAAATGGCGGCAAACCTCAAATACAACGCTTTAGCATGCATGCTATTAAACTTATCCATCAACAATCCCTAGTTTAACAATGCCTTACATTCGCGTGATTGATAGATTTGCTTAAACTCTCGAATAGATGCCGTTACAGGGTGTTCGAATTTTTTAAAAGATTTTTTAGTTATTTCATCATTCCATAGTTCGTTTTGTAGATAAGTTGAGGGGTGAGGGATGAATTGCTCATCAGCCCATGAACTGTCATTGGATTGGCGATTGCTTATATCCTCGCAGATTAGGATCCCTATTTTATTTAGCTTCTTTTTGTCCCATATCCTTTTTGCTCGTACCTTGTTTTTCTTTATGGGATACCCATTCCAAAATTCATCAAAAGAACATTCTTGGCTAGTTGGTGCATCGTCAGATGCACTATTGTTTTTAGATATTTCTTTTTTACTTTCTTTGTTTTCTATCTTATTTCTTTTATAGGTGCTGTTATCCGTTGCACGGTTTACCGTATCACGGTTTTCATTAAACGGTGCACAACTTTCATCTAAGGGATTGATTATAAAGGAACTTCCGTCGTCAACTTCCAGATCAAAGTGTGCAAATCTACCCTGAGGGGTCCTAATCTGCACAGTCTTTATCAGTGCATGTTTTTCAAGGATTTTTAGAAGGGTATTAAGCTTATTTATTCCTATGTTGGCATGATTTTTTAAATGATTTTTATGGAATTCCCAATTGTTGGGTAAGCTGTGAAGATAACAATATAATCCTAGCGCCTCCATGTTCCGCAAGTTTTGAAGTACCTTGTTTGGGAATGTTGTAAAATTACCTTCATTCTTTTTAATTCGATATTTGTTTACGCTCATTGATAAATCCTTTTAATTGTTAGAACAGCACGTATTGTGCATGTATGAACTATAAGGTTTGAGATGGGATAGTGCCAGAAAAGGTTGCGATTTACTGAAAACATGATTATAATTTGCCCTGTGTATGGACGCACTTTGCCGTTTTATGCCAAACATTGGCGTCCGGTTGTTCTATTAGTGCGATTGACTTAACTTGGCGGTCTTGCAATCACACGCTGTTTTCAAAAGTTCCAGCAGCTTGGAACATGATGTAACTTGCTGCTAACCCTCTTAGCTTACATCTTAATTTTTAATAATCCTAATACAGTAAACTTCTAATGTAAATGAACAATCTAATTTTAATTATTTTTGAAATTTATTGTATTTTACTATTGTGTAATTAAATAATTATTGCTATAGTATTCTTAATTAAATTAAATAACACAAAAAAGGATATAATTATGAGAGAATATATAAACATGACAACATTTAATATGAGAATAGATAGAGACGTATTAAAATTTTTGAAGATGCAAGCTATACATCTAGACTGCTCTATGACTGATTTGGCAAACAAATTATTTAGTGATTATAAAGTGAAAATAGAGAAAAAAAGAAAAGACGATATCATCAGAGCAGATTCGACTAAGGATTACTTAAATGGAATCACCACTAATTAAAATAGAAGAAAAATTAAAAGACCAAGTAAACCATGTCTGTAGGTTTCATGAATACAGCGAACTAAAACATAAAATGTTTGACTTATGTTTTGAGTGGTACATAAAAGGATTGCACGCAGGAACAGAAGCAGAAAGAAACCAGGGAATAAAAGTATTTTTACTCTTCAATATTCATCATGGATCATTTGAAGGAGTATACGCACAGCGTAAAGATGCAGAATACATGATGGAAAGTTTTGGTAGAGACAAAAACAAGTTCGCAGTAGAAGAACATGAAGTAATAGTATAGAAGTAAAGGGCTGAGGCCATAGGTTCGTACCCTATAACCTCGGTGTTCAATCAAAAACATAGGTGAATTATTATGAACGAATTAAGTTTAGCTCATAGTTACGAAGAAAATCAACCATCATGGAAAGATGATCCGTTTAATCTCGGAGTGAATTACGTCAAGGAAATGACAAGCATGAGCCATGAAACACGATTCATTAACTACACATCAGAACTTGTTTATCAGCATGCAATCCATGTAGATGGGCATTACGAATTAACAATTGATATGTTATCTATTGAAGAAAAAAACAAATTATCTCGTTTATACATAGAGTTAACAGATCGCGAAGTCAGCGAGTGTATATTCGGTGATGACTTCACAATTAACAACGATTTTACTTGTGCAATTCTATTTCTTCTTAAAGAAAACACAGAAATAAATCGAGAAAAACTAGCAAAAATAATCTGCAAAAACATTCTAATTTATTACAAAGACACTTTAAATGACTTGTTATCGGATGCATGCGAACGATTTTTTCGTACAGAAATGACGGAATTAGGTTATCAATCGTATGAGGACCGTGATAGCGGCGATATCATTTGGAGTAAATTCTAATGATAGAAAAATTCAGTGAATATCACTTTTCTATTAAAAAACTTAAAGACAACAAATGGATCTATTTTATTTATCCTGAAGGCTGTTATCCATATGATGATGGCGTTATTGAATCAGATGATTATTATGAGGCTGAGCAAGAGGCACGATTTGCAGCAATAGGACATATCACTAAACTTGAAAACGGGGAAAGATCATGATCATGAAAGACTTAATCACTGCTAGCGAAAGAGTGTCTATTGCCTCTACATTATTAATTGATTATTCAGGATATGAATGCACCGGCTGCGGGACGTTATCAGATGATTTAGCATTAAGCGATGGTTGGACTGATGACCACTTTGATGAAAATTCAGTAACAACCCTTTGTGGTCACTGGTACTGCCATATAGATTGTTTTAGAGATTCTCGTTGATAATTTAATTTTAAGGAATACTCATGGTTACAACACAACAAGTTACTGATTTTGTTACAAAACAACTCAGTGAAAATACAGAAAAGCTTGATAATGAATCACTAAGTCAATTGGATAAAATCGAATACCTATCAATAAATAAAGGTCTTTATATGGTATTGAAGTTTATACATACGCCCTGTAGATAAATGCTTTATGCACATTAATGATTAGTACGTATTGAGGATAAAAAATGGAAATGCAATGTTTTTGTGAAAAACATGTGTGTGAGAACACAACGGACTACATGCACCACCATGATTGGTCAGAACCCCAAGACTATTGTTGCGAAGAATGTGCGGAGTCATGTTACCCAGAATAGATAAATGCTTTATGCACACCATTTAGAGAATATGCGCGAAATGGTATGCATATGGAATTTATTTCGTAAGACCTTAAGTGGTCATAATTAGTGGAGATGTAAATGAGTAATGTAAATAACTGTAATACACCAATTTCTATTGAAGAGGTAATGAATAATAACTTTGATATTATTTGTCGTATGAAAACATATGTTGAATATGCAAAAGGGGATATGAATCTTCTTAATCAGTTCATAGATAGAGCAATAGAGCAAACTAAGAAGCGTATTTATTCAAGAAGAGAGGTGTAAAATGGCGTTAAAAGCAAAAAAACCTGCAATGATTGAGTCAAGACTTAAAGCATTGTTTTATGGTTGTGCCGGTGTTGGTAAAACGATGGCTGCAATCCAATTCCCACGGCCTTATATCATTGACACCGAAGGTTCAACAAATAAGCCACAGTACGTCAGAGCAATTGAAGCTGTAGACGGCGCGGTTCTTATGACCGTTGATTTCGATGAAATGGTTAATGAAGTGCGAGAGCTTTTAACGACAAAGCATGAATATAAGACATTAGTTATAGACTCGCTTACTCTGTTATATAACGATCTGTTAGAGAAAGCAGAGCGTAAGGTAGGCACTGAATTTGGCCGTCATTATGGCGAGGCAAATAAGCGCATGAAGCAACTTTTAAACTTGCTATTCCGTCTTGATATGAACGTCATCATAACGTCACACAGCAAGAACGAATATGGTGCAAATCTATCTGTATTAGGACAAACATTTGATTGCTACAAGAAATTAGATTACCTTTTCGATCTGGTATTTGAAATTCAGAAGCGAGGAACACATAGAGTAGGGCTTGTTAAGAAGTCACGCATTGAAGCATTTCCAGATAGTGACAGCTTCCCATTCTCATACGAGGAGATTGCACAACGCTATGGCCGTCACATATTAGAGCGCGAAGCCGTTGCTCAGCAATTAGCTAGCCCAGAACAGGTTTCCGAAGTAGTTCGGCTGATTGATTTGTTAAAAGTTCCGCAAGAAACGTACCAAAAGTGGCTTGATAAAGCGAGTTCGGAAAAGTGGGAGGAAATGCCTATTGATGCAATAGAAAAATGCATCAATCATTTAACATCTAAAATCAAAGGAGAATGATTTATGTTTACATATCAAGTTTATACAGAAGAAGAGGCAATTGAAGAACGATTCAATCTACTTAAAGAAGGCGAATATGATGCGGTGATCATATCGTCAGAAGATAGGGTTTCCTCTAGTGGTAACCCTATGATGGCTATTATGTTGCAAGTTTTTGATGAAAATGGCAAAGCGCGTGACGTACGCGATTATCTAGTATTCACAAAAGGAATGGCCTGGAAAGTTATTGATTTTGCAAATTCAGCCGGTGTTTCAAAACAATATGTAGAAGGCAAATTATGCTCTGAAATAGTAGTAGGGAATTGTGTTAGGGCTAAAATAAAAGTTCAAGAGGGTGACGAAATATCTCAAGATAAATTAAAAGGTAAACCGGATGGCAGTAAATACCCAAGCAAAAATGTAGTGGACTATTACATTAAGCGTTCAATAGTGATACAAAAAGAAAGTAAACCTGTCGATCAATTCAAGGATGACATTCTACCTTTTTAATTATTGTATATATTAAGGATAATAAAATGAAATTTAATATTAAAAAATGGCGTGAGTTTTATGACAATACACAATATATAGGTAAAATGTTAAATGACGCACGTACAACAATAGATGACAATAAAGTGGTTCATCCTCCTATCTCATATCTAAATATTGATGTTAAATATTCGTTAGAAAATGACATTCAAGATATAACTAAAAAATGTAGTAGATACCTTGATGCTTGCGGCCTTTATATGCCAAGGGCATTATGGGGCTATGACCATGAAGACTCTACAACGTGGGCTTCTCATGAATCGTTTGCCTACAAACACCTGTTAAATCATCAAATAAAGTAATGCATCACGTGTTATATTTTATGGTTGCGACTAGAGAAGATATTCCAGTCGCAACAGATTAATAGTAGATTAGTTGATCACATGAGAATGTATTTATAATCAAACACTTACTTTCAAAAAATGATAGGGAATCACATGAACTTCATAGAGGCAATGAATTGTTTAACATCTGGATCAAAAGTAACACGGTACCCATGGAAAGAAACAGTTTATTTTTTAAAAGTAGGCGATGAAGTAAAGTCTTTTCAACCTGTCGTAGGACCTTATCTTTTTGATCAAGACATTATGATATCGGATGGCTGGATTATATCAGGAGAAGAAGGAGAGCATAAATTTTCAAATACAATCCCTTATTTACAAAAAGGATGCGCAATAAAACGTAATGATTGGAATAAATTAAACGTATCGCTAGACAGAGAAACAAAAACTCTTTTAATTACCTCCATTGAAATATCGCCCTATATTCCAACGTTTGAATCATTTTGTGCTATAGACTGGATTGAATTATGAGCGAAAATGATATGAATTTAGGATGTTTCAGGGATAAGACATACTGCGCCTCTCCACAATGCAAGAATGACTGTGGCCGGGATATAATCCAAGAAATAAATCGTACATTACAAGATAGTAAATATTCACGCATCAGCTATGCCTATTTATGCGGGAAACCGTGCACACATGAATTTGAGTCAAGTTCATTTTTAGTTACTATTTGTACATTATGTGGAGAAATAAAAAATGAATGACAAAAAATAAATTTGCACACATAATCTGTTTATTGTAGGATGCGCAACCTTTGGACATAGGTATGCATTTATGCGATTTTATAACGTTGATGGTATTGAAGAAGACGTACAAGACCCCTCATTTTTTATTGATGAAGATTCATTAATTGATCAAAAAGACGCAATTAATGAATTACTCGACTATTATTAACAATAATTTTACATTCATATTCACAACGCCAATCCAATTATTTTGCAATTCTTGCAATTGGCATTGCGAATATATTTACTATTGATAATACTCCGTGACTATAATTTGCCCTGATCCACCATCGCCACCGTTCCAACCACCCACCCCAGCCACACCGCCCGAACCACTAGCGCCTACAGAATAAGAATATGTCGATAAAGGACTTGCGACAATTGCATTTAAATAAGCACCTGAAGAACCACAATTAGATGAAGTAAACGTAGTACTGCCTGACGCGCCCGAACCACCTGATCCACTATTTGGAGCCGCCGAATTTCCAGCATATCCTGTAAATGCACCAGCACCTGCACCACCCAAAGCAGAAGAACCACCTGGAAATGATGACGGAGGGCCAGCAGATCCGGAAGAAAAACCGCTATTACCTTCCGCCCCATTTACCCCCCAACCATATGCTGGAGAATTAATAGTAAATGAACCAGGACTACCACCATTAGGCATTCCTCCAGAACAGATTAAAAGTGATGAGCCGAATGTCGAATCTCCGCCAGAGGTACCACCTGTAGAGCCAGAACTACCTGACCCACTGCCTCCACCACCACCACCCACCATCTGAATACTAAGGTAAAGCACACCAGCTGGAGTAGTGTATGTTCCTTCTCCAGATAAAAACACCTGCATGGTGGGGGGGAGAGGGGAACCACTTCCGCCGACGAGTGCTATAGTTCCCGAGGCATCTGGAAAACTATAAGTTTGCGTTGCGTTCGTATCAGGGAACACAAAGTGCGAATTGTGCTGAATTTCCGTTCCTGAGTTAATCGCAAGAGAAACATTATCTCCAGGAACTGAAGTCTGGAGGATTACGGCGGCATTCCCTTGTGATTGAATTAATATGGGAATGTCGGTATCAGCACCCGCAGATGAAATAATAGGGGATCCAACTTCTGATGCTGAATTACTTATCTCTACGTAATTTACCGCACTAACTACAGGGTTTAACAATAAGATTTCATTTCCATCAACATCATTAATCTGTGCAATAATTGGGGTTGTAATTTCAGGTGAAGTAGACAATACAGGCAGTCCTGTTCCCGAGCCAGTCACTCCCGATACGGCAGTCCCATCAGTAGCATAATAAGCGATTTGGTTCATTAAACCAGAATTAACAGTGCCCGAACCACTAGTAAGCGCTATTGTCCCTGATGCATCAGGCCACGTATAGGTGCGTGTAGCCTCCGTATCAGGAAAAACCATATTTGTTTGATGTTGTAACTCTGTTCCAGAATCAACTTGAATAGTAGTTCCTGTTCCGGTTACCGCACATTGAAAATATACACCGGCATTCCCTTTGGACGTCAAACCTATTGATATATTTGAATCCGTACCGGCTGAACTAATTAATGGATTGACACCTGTTGATGCGTTTGTTATTTCAATATAGTTAACAGAATCTGAAATAGCATTAAATCCTAGCATTTCATTACCGTTTAAATCATAAATAGCAGTTGGGCCTTGGATGC